CTATGGTATTATCTTCTTTATTAATAAATTTTTCTATAATTTCATCATCGCAATTTTGAATTTCTACTCCAGGTACACCATAACCTTGTAGTAGACCAATGTAATTATTGGGTGATAATTGTGTTGCTTCATTTATTAAACTTGGAATAAGACCGCCTAAATCTTTTACATATCCTACCTTTAGTCCAGAACTATTATCTAAATATAGATATTTTCCCTTATAACATTGGTCTCCTATCCAATTATGTCCTTTATCTTTACATTGTTTTTGATTTTTGTCATTGGTTTTACAGAAACCGGATTGTATAAAATAACTACTAGCAGCTTGTCCTTTTAATGGTTTATTAAAAAATTTGTCATCATATGGTGGACTTTCTAAACTTCCTTCGTAGTTTTTTCCTAAACCATAATCTTTGGCAGTTATTTGATTGCTGCGTTCCATATATTCAAGAGTATCACGAAGTGCATTAATTCTCCCAGCATTTTGATTAGGATTTTTTAATAATTCTATAATTTGTCTTTTGAGTTCAATATATTGAGGATATATTGGATTATCGGTAGAAGGTTGATCATCTATTCCAGCTCTACTATTATTAGATGGATTGGGGTCATTGATTAGACCACGAATTAATTTAATAATAATTCCTATATTTTTTATTAGACCAGTAGTAGAGGTGTCTTTTTTATCTAATCCTAATTTCATAGGTTCATAATTATTAATGACATATTGTTGATAGTCCCATCGGAAATTAGCCCATGGATAAATGCGTGGTCCAATAATATTTTGAATCCATTGTTGACGTACTTGATCTTTACACCAATTACGCTGAACTCCATTGCCTGGCGCTTTATCACATTTATCTAATTCTCTAAAAAGTAGTTCTAAACTTACAGTATTTTGATTAGAACAATTACCATTTTTGCAAACTATATTATTCATATATACTATTCTGGTGTAAAATATTTAGTATATCTCAAATTATTTAGAATATCATCACTAAGAGGATTTAGAATTATCGAATTAAATGATTGGTCGCTTGTTAGAAAACTATCAATAAAGTTTATAGAATACATTCCACATTCAGTATTTTTGAATTGATGTTGTATGTAATTTTTGAAACATTTAATAGAACCATCTGTTAATGAAGATTCATTAGGTATTTCATCTAATTTTAGTATAATATTAGATTCATCCAGAGTCCAATCCTTAACTTTATAATTAGTATTATTCCCTACTAATACATGAATACTATTGAAAAGATTAGAAAGAGCTATAGAAACATTGGATTGAACCCATTCATTTATGAATAGTTTATCTGTTTCTTCTATAATTTTTTCAAAATCAGGTATATTAACATAAGTTTCTTCTTTGGTTAGATCTATTAAATATAATACTTGTCCTATAATTGCTTTTACTAAATCATCCGTGGGTTTAATATTAAATTTTGTTTTAGGTATATCATTAAAAACGTATCCAAAGCGATAATTTATAAAATTGTAGTCTTTAATCAAATGGTTACATAAATCTGTCATAGATATTTGGGCATTTCCATTGATCACTTGCGTTTTCATTCTCTTTTCTAAATTATTCAATTGGATTTTATTTTTATAGACTAAGTCATTACCTTGTTCACTAATCCGTGTCATAAGATTCACTATTTCGTTAGGAAGGAAATTAGCAACACTATCAAAATAGTATGCTTCGCCGAGATTAAGGTCAATAAACATACTGGTCCAATGACTACCACTTTGGTTATGTTTATCTAAATTAAAAACAGCACCTAGGCGTTTTTTTCCTTTAGATACAAATTTTTCTAAGTCAATAGTACATAGATTTCTATTTACACAAATGTCATAATTAGCTGGAGCATCAAAATCAATTGGACTTACTGTAAGAAATTGGAAATCTGGATAGGCTTCATTATATTGATTTAAATTATCTTCAATATTGAGAGTGTTTAGCCAAGTTTTTTTGTTTATTTTCCAATCCTTAGGAACAGATGGTCTATAATATCGTTGTAGTTTTTTCTGAATGGGTTTAAATGTAGATGAATATTGTAAACAGTATTCATCTGAACATGGTATTTCAGCTTTTAGTCCATCTTCTAATAGTTTAATTTTTTTGGAAATAGATAGTGATTTGTCTATTTTTTGATGATGTGATGATTTATTAAATAGGTCTACCATTTCATCTACTATTTCGTTGTCCAAACATGTGTCTTTATACTTTTTAATTCGGTTTCTTTTTGGACTACAATAAGACATATATTTTATATCAGCATATAATTTTAGAAATTCCTTAAATTGAAAAAGATATAAAGAAATAAATTATAATATTGATTATAAAGTTGATATATGCCACTCCCTCTACCCCTAGACACTGTTTTAGATAATTCTGTAGCGTCGTTAGTAGATGGTTTAGATAAAATGACACAAGTACCTACGCCAAAGGCCTTAGTATTAGGTGAAAATGGTTGTCCAGAGGTATCTGTCCATGGTATGTGCCAAGATACCGAAGGTGCATTAGTAGCAATTTATTCTGGTTTATTGCGTGATAGTGATAATAAAAAGGTTTTAGAATTATTTGGTAATTTTGAGAAGACTCTTAATGGTCAATCAGATGAAAATAAGGCTGAATATTGTCGTTATTTAATTTCTCTAGTATTTCATACGCGAGATTGTCGTGGTGGAAAAGGGGAGCGTTTGTTATTCCGTCGTATGTTATTAGCTAGTTATAAGTATTTTCCTAAAACAATAGAAAGTTTAGTTCAATATATTCCGAGTTTTGGATATTGGAAGGATTTGAATGAATTATTGGTAGATATTGGTACACAAGAAGGATATGATGGATTACGTAATGTTATTTATACAATTATGTCGGAACAGATTAGTTGTGATATTGAAAATTTAAATCTATGGGAATTGGATAAAAAATCTGCTATGGAGCAAGGTTTAGAGTTTAATAAGAAATTGCATTTGACTTTGGTTGCTAAATGGGCACCAAAGGAAAATTCTAGTTACGATCGTAAGATAAAAGCAGCTAAACAGTTAGCTATTAAGATTTATCCTCGTGAGTTTGGTATAGATTATAGAACAGCTCTGAAACAATATCGTAAGACTATTAGTCGTCTTAATCGTGCTATCAATACTACGGAGGTGTTAATGTGTGAGAAGCGTTTTAGTGAAATTCAATTTAAGTTAGTGCCAGGTAAATGTTTAACTCGTTATCGTCGTGCCTTTTTAAATCAGAAACAAATGGGAGAGGATTTGCGTTATCCAGATGATGATGACCGTATGAAATGTCGTAATAATATATTAAAATTTATGGAGGATGTGAAGTCTGGTAAACGTAAAATAAATGCTAATCAATTATTTATCCATGAAATAGTTGAAAAATTGTTTCATAATAATGCATCTGTTGGTAAATTATCTAATGAAGAAGTTGAACTCTATGAACTATGTTGGAAGGAGATTGTAGGTAGTTATCGCAAACAAATTGAAAATGGTGAAATAAGTCTTAATCGTGGTATTGTTTTGGCGGATGTAAGTGGTTCAATGTCTGGAACACCTATGATGGTAAGTATTGCTGCTGCTATATTGATTAGTGAGTTATTGGATGAGCCTTATCGTGGTCGTTTTATGACATTTGATACTACACCTCAATGGTTTAATATACCTATTGAGTTATCTCTACAGAAGAAGATATCTATGGTAGCAGGAAGTCCTTGGGGAGGTTCTACTAATTTTCTAAAGGCGATGGATTTAATTTTGGATGTGGCTCAATCACAAAAACTAAAACAAACTCAAATGCCGGAATGGTTTTTGGTATTAAGTGATATGCAATTTAATAGTGCTAATGAAGGTCAATCTTGGAAAACTATGTATGAAAAAATTAATGAGAATTTTGCATCAGTAGGTCAAATGGTATGTGGTGAGCCTTATAAACCACCGCAAATAATTTTCTGGAATTTGCGTGGTAATACAAATGGATTTCCAGTAGTAGCGGATCAACCTGGTTGTGTCATGGTATCTGGTTTTTCAGTAGCTATTCTGAAGGAGATTTTCCGTAGTCAGGATTTACGTAGTATTACTCCTTGGCTAAATCTAAAATCAACACTTGATGGTAATCGCTATGAAATTATTCGCAAGACAGTCACAAGTTTGGCAGAGTCACCTTATTTTAGTATTTTCAGCAATAATGAACCTGATGTAGTAAGTGAACAGGAAGCTAGTAAAACAGATAATTTAACTACCAGTGGAAGTTTGCTTAATTATATTACTAGTTTTTTTAGTCGTTCTTAAATTAAATATAAAACTACTTTAGATAATAGCCTAAATATTATATAAAGTATAGTTTATGAAGAAGAAAACAGTCAAATATTATAATAATACATTTTTTGATTTAAAATTAGCACCTAGTCAAATAGAGAATAGTGGTTTAGGTGTTTATAGTTGTCAATACATTCCTAAAGATTCATTTATTGGTTACTATGAAGGTGTTTGGAATCATCTTATGAAAACTGCTAGCAATTATAGTTATTATATTAATTATAGAACAGTAATAGATATTGACCCCTTGAATAAACCCTATACATGTATGTTTAATGATGCTTATAGAACTGATTTTTCTAATAATATTAAAAGTGAGGTATTATTAGATGACAATATAATTGAAAAGATTTCAATAAAAAATAGTTATAAAATAGATGTAAATAAAGTAGTTGGTTTATATTCTACTAAAGATATCTATCCAGGTGAAGAAATGTTCTTTGAATACGGTGATTTCTATTGGAAAGGATGGTAATTTAATAAAATTTGAATTTTAAAGATATTCATCATTAAAATAAAAATTATGTCTACAATTACAACAAATATCCAATTTTTAGAGTTAAATAAATTTAGTGATAATCATATTATTAATAATGTTCTTGAAAAAAAACCCTATATTTATTATCCTATACAAAAAGATTATGCTAAGAAATATAAGTTAATATGTGCTAAACACTATTTTGAACCAAATATTAATTTGTGGAAATTTGAATTCAAAAATAGGATATTATATCATACAGAAAATGAACAGACAATTTTAAGATTAGTTAATCTAAAACTACGCAAACTATACGAAAAAAATTTAGTTATTTTCAATGATTTAAATGATAAAATGTTGAATTATTCTGGAAATTTTTTGGATGACGAATTTGATATACTTAGAAAGAGATATGAAGGTTCTCATCAGACTTTGATTAATTATACACAATGGATTGAACCATTTATTAAGATAAATGACCTAGAAATTAGTTTTGATCAAATATTACCCCATCGTATAGATATTTCTCATTAGATTTTTTTTATAGGCTTAAAAAATTGAATACGTATATAAGTATTCATTTTAGGAAATATTCTTACTAAAATCACATGGAAAAGAAACTATTAGTGGATGAATATTTAGATTATCATAGAGAATTAGTAGCTAAGAAGATTGGCGAAAAGAATATCGTTCTATTAGAAAATGGTATGTTTTATGAAATGTACAATTATAGATGTCCAGATGGTCCTGACCTTTTTGTATTGGCGGATCTTTTAAATATTCAATTAGCACGTAGAAATAAAGAAATATTGGAAGTTTCACGTAGTAATTATGAAATGGTAGGATTTCCTATTCATGCACAACAAAAATTTATAAATATTCTATTGCAAAATAATTATACAGTGGCCATTTATGTTCAGCAAGATGTAGGAAAAACAAAGAAGAATAGAGTATTAGACCAAATAATTAGTCCATCTACTTCTTTAGACTACTGTTATAGTTATGATGCCAACTATTTAATGTGTATTTATTTAGAACCACATAAAAATCAAAAAGATGATTTCTACATATGTGCCTATAGTTTTATTGATTTATCCGTAGGTGATAATTATGTTTATGAAACTAGTTCTAGAAAAGGCGATTTTCAATATGGTATAGATAAATTATATCAAGTCATTAAATTATATAATCCTAAAGAAATACTTCTACATGTAAATGGCGAATTTCTAAATGGTCATGATTGGATTTATACTAAAGAGAAATTGGCAGTAGATTTAGAATTAGATATTGATGGTAGAGCATTTCATTATAGAGTAGATAGTATTCCTAAAAACTATGATAAAGTTAGTTTTCAAAATGCTTATTTAGGTGCGGTTTTTCCACAAACCAGTATGTTAACACCTATAGAATATTTGGATTTAGAAAAACTACCTAATGCTATTATTTGCTACATGTTACTATTGGATTATGCTAAAGAACATAAACAGGATATAATTCAAAAAATTTCTAGACCAAAAATTATGGAAACTTCCGATAATCTAATCTTAACTCAAAATTCGGCTTATCAACTTAATATCATACCAGATAAAAACATGAGTAGACAAATGTCTCTATTAAATATTCTAAATAATTGTAGTACTGCATTTGGTAAACGACATTTTAAAGAACGATTGCTTAATCCACTAGTTTCCAGCCAACAATTGGAAGAATGTTATGAAAAGGTAGAAAATTTAAAGAATAACTATAAGGATTTGGAGGAAATATTGGCAAAAATTGCTGATTTGGAACGTTTATTTAGACGCTTGGCATTAAAAATATTGGCTCCTATGGAATTCGCAAATCTTCATAATAGTAATGAAATTATTGTCCAAATTTATAATTGGATTAAAATAAATTATCCTACATGGATTAATAATACTATAGCTGAAAATATGAATGTTTTCACCGAATTTATGGTTGACTACTGTTTTAAATTTGATATAGAGAAATTGGCAAAATATAACATGAAACAGATAGAGCGTTCTATCTTTTTGAAAGATGTCTATCCAGAAATAGATAATTTGGAAACAGAAATCAATATTAGTTTAGGATTTATGGATGCTTTAGCCAAAGAATTGAGTTCTTATATTGAAATACCATTAAATAGCAAAAATACAGATGAAGTTTTAGTATATGTTTCTAAACAAGATAGGGATGGATATTATTTGGAACTAACAAAAAAACGATATGAAAGCTTAAAGGATAGAGTTAAAGGAAGGACACTTCAATTAAAAATTAGCTTAGATGGTAATGATTATGAATATACAGTTGACGAAAAGGATTTAGTATATGAGACAATAAGTAGTGCTAATAAAAATATACGTATTGTTGGAAAGCCAATTAAGCGTTGGAGTAATAAAATAGATGAGAATAGTCGTAAAATAAATGTTCATGCAACAGAAATCTACCTAAATATTTTAGAGGAATTGTATAACAAATATCATAGTAAAAATTTAAAAATAGTAGAATGGATAGCTGAATTGGATATTTTAAAAACACATGCTAAGAATGCAATTCTCTATAATTTGGTAAGACCCAAAATAGTTGAACATGACCAAAGTTTTATTAGAGTTAGGGGTTTGAGACATCCTATTGTCGAACAGTTACAAACTAAAACGCCATTTATAGCAAATGATATTACATTGGGTATAGATAATCAAAATCTAGTATTATGCTATGGATATAATGCTGTAGGTAAAACTACAAAACAGAAAGCCATTTGTATTAGTATTATTATGGCACAAATAGGTGGATTTGTTAGTGCACAAGAATATGAATATCAGCCCTATCGTTATATATTTACTCGTATTAGTAATGTTGATAATTTATTAAAAAATCAGAGCAGTTTTATGGTAGAAATGATAGAACTAAAATATATTCTTAAACATGCCGATAAATGGTCTATGATTTGTATTGATGAATTGGTAGCAAGTACTGAAAGACTTAGTGGAATATCATTAGTAGCTAGTACAATATTAGAATTAAATGAACGAGGTTCTAGTATGTTCATGGCAACACATTTACATGAATTATCTAAAATGTCGGAAATAACGTCCTTAGAAAAACTCAAAATTTATCATTTAGAAGTACATTATGATGAAAAGACAAAAACGCTAATCTATGATAGAAAATTGAGAAATGGTCCAGGTACTGGTCTCTACGGATTGGAAGTTGCATGTTTTCTAGAATTAAATCCAAATTTTATGGATAGAGCATTTAGGATTAGAAATGAATTTTTGGGAACAGAAACCCAAGTATTTAACGCAACACAATCCAAATATAATAAAGATTTATATTTATTAAAATGTGAAAATTGTGATTATAAACCTATTTATGATACTGATCAACCATTAGAAACACATCATATTAATTTTCAATGCAATGCTGATGCTAATGGCAATTTTGGTGAATTAGGCTTTCATAAAGATGTGGAACATAATCTGGTATCTTTATGTCGTAAATGTCATCAAAAAGTTCATAGTGATGAATTAGAAATAGTTGGTTATCAAGCTACTGGAACTGGTGCTAAATTACAAATTATAGAGAAAACAAAGAAGAAACTATTGGCTAATGAAAACATTGAAACTATTAAAAAGGTAATTTTAGAAAATTCCAGTTCTAAAAAGAAAACTATAATTGAAATTCTCAAAAATCAATATAATATTACAATGGATTATAAACGATTAGCGAAAATACAAAAGGAGTATCCTTAATTCATACATTTTTTAATTTTGAAATTTGAAATGTATAAATTTTTAAAGTTATAATCAGAGATATTAAAATAGAAAATGTCCATAGAAGAATTAGGTAAAGCGATTTACGATATTATTGTTCAAAATAACAAGGAAAAGTTGAATATAAATACCTATTTAAAGAAACGCAATTTAAATATATTAGATTGTGAAGAGAGTGACATAGAATATAGGGATTTTGAGGTAGATATTATGCCAACAGACTCAAGTATTGTATTGGATGATACATTAGAAGAAATGAAATTCTATTTGAAAGATGGCAAAATATTCAATCTATCTAATCAAATTGTAGGATACTATCAAAATTGGTGTGATCCAGATGTTCCATCTAAATATTGTGACAGTGAAGATAATATATTAGACCCAATTACAAACAAACCCATCATAGAATACTATTTAGAACCTAAATACGCTAATTATCATAGTCTTTCAACAAGTCGTATCTATAGAGAATATAAATATGATTTTGGTCTCAATCGATTTATAAGAACAGGTGATGTTAAAATGTAATGATAGAATTCAAAAAAATTGATTTTTATTTAATTGTTATTAATATAATAAATAAGAATGCGTATTGTATTGGGTGATTGTCAAGATAACATAGAATTAGAAAAAAGTGTTTCAATTTATGATGTAAAAAAACTTATTGTTGATAGAAAAAATATTCCTTTAGATGAAATCCATATTCTAAAATATGATAATATCTATTATCAAAATAAGGATTTAGTAGATAATAATTCAGTATTGCAAGTTAAAAAGATGAAAAATAGATGTCCCATATGTATTGGTAAATCAGCTACTATAATTGGTTATTGTAAATTCTGTTGTTTAAACTATTGTGCTAGTCATAGATTACCAGAAACTCATCAATGTCCTAATATGGCAGATTGTAAAAAACAGAGTTTTGCTGAAAATAGTCAGAGAGTAATGAGTCAAAAATGTGTAGCTCTTAAAATCTAATAGCGACGTTGTTGTCTTTTTTTATTACGTGATTGCTGTTTGCGACTACGACTACGACGTTGTTGTTTGCGACTACGACGACGAGCTCCACCAGTTTGTTCAGAAACACAACGAATATTAAAGGGACCTGGATTTAATTCAGTTCCCTCATATAAACTAACACCAGGTAAGTCTTCACCTAATGAATTACCTGGACGGTCAATTACTGGATATTGAGTTGTTGCACCAGGAGGTGGATTATTACCTATAGTTAGTGCTTTATTAATATAATCACTAACAAATGGAGTTATAGGATATCCGCAGTGATTT